TAAAAACGAATTTGGATCAGATGATATAAATATGAACTCACAATATGCAACATATGAAACTATTTATGAAAAGATAAAATCACTATATGAAACCTATGAAAACTGTTCAAACATACAAAATACTGCACTATACGAAAAAATGAAAAAAACAGAAAAAAACATTGAAAATATAAAAAATAAGACTGAATTAGAAAAGAGTGACCATTATCAAGAAGAATTCAATAAGCATTGTCAAACCCTTAAGAATATGTTAGAAGATGAAGATGTTTATGCAACCTATGTTGAGAAAGAAACAACAACAGAGAAAATACAAACTGCAATCTCAAAATTGGAAACTGCATCCCTTGAATATGAATGTTCAAAGATCAGACCAAGTCATCAATTTTTTACACCCATTTTGCTAGATGATACGTTAACGAGGCCCTTTAAACAGACAATGGTTCCAGACAGCCTTCTGAGAACAGAGCAGAGACAAATACTTGACATACTTACTTGTGTCTATAAATCAGATATCAATGAGACTGTCACAAGTTTCATTTCAGAGATTTATGGTGGATTTGAAAAATCATTTACAGGTGAATTTGCAGATTTTAATCTCTCTGTGTTCAATGAGGGCAGTGTGTTCAATCATGAATATGAGAGTAAATGGAGGAGAGATTATCAACAATTTCGGGAGGACTGCTTAAAGAATAAAACACCCATACCATCGTTTGTGAGATTTTTAAAGCAGAATGGTCAAAATGTCCCAAGAGATGACAACACCAGAGCATATAAACAAAAAATGATGAAAATACCACACAATTTGTGTAGTCAAGAATTCTTGGACGTATGGAGCAAATCACACTCTGGTTATAAAAAGATAAAAAAAGACAGGATAAACAAACCTTTGAGCTCATGCAACTTTGGCCACGTCAAGCATTTTGAGAAAGTATTAGACTTCATGAGCATGCCGCTAACTTATCAGTGCACGACACCAACTGACAGCATAATGACAACATGTTCTGAATTTGATTCACCAGTTTTGACAAAGAGCAAAGAGGAAATGACAGAAGCTTTCACTGAAATTCTACATGACATGAAGTACCTAACATCTTATCATTATCTTTGGAGACAGAGTCTGTTTGCAGAACAGCTAATGCACTTCACACAGTTTTCACTTCCATCAAATACACTATCTTTCTTCACTGCTGGATCACCTAATGTTTGTGTCATTGTTAACAATAGTTACCATAATAAAGGAAAAGATGTCGGAAAAGCATATATGATATGTGGTTACTTTGACAGTAAACAATGGAATAATCCTTTTTTTGGAGACATGGATGTTAAAAAAATACACCTAAATGGCAGAGACATATACACATTTTGTACTAAATGGAGGAGAACTGAAACATTTAAGGCAACGTTTTTGAAAGATCAATTTTACTCAATACTGTCCACATCAATGAATGCACTGTTGAGGCATAAAGATAACCTAATATCTTATGTCAGAAATAGGCGATCTAAAGATTTTACATTTGACTTGTACAAGCACCATTTCAGTCTCAAAGTAATTGTTGGACTGACAAGCAATCAAAGGATAGCAGAAATGTTAGCAGATATGAGGTATGCAATAATGGCTTCCTTCTCAGAATTCTCAGAAATTGAAAAGCTAATAACTGATAAATTTGCACCGCCATATACAACAGTTATTGAAAGCTGGATAGCGAGCCGCACGATAAATCTTAGGAAGCAAGTTCATGATTTTAAAGATTTAGGGATAAAAAATACTTTTTTCAAACAGCCTGTGTTTTATAATAAACAGAGGAGTGATGAAAGCATTGGTGGTAAATTTCAGATACCTTCTATTTGGACAGGGACTATCATTGAGGATCTTCAAGATTTACTCGATGATATGTTCTTATATGTACATACAATGAAGGAGCCTTCAAACATACATCATGAGAATGTAAAAGCTGTAAAGACAATATTGGAATACCAACAAAAATATGACAAGTTGTCAAAGGAGAGGAAACAGGGCAATCTGACAAATGATGGGCTAAAAGGAATGTTATTAGACTCAAATCCTATTGGCCATCACTCTGGCATTGTCTCAACATCATCTTACAGAACTCTTCAGACTGTCAAAGGTATGGACTTCAACATGAGAGCTAGGAAACACTTTTTCGAATCTGTGTCAAATGTGACAAGTACAAAAGCGGCCATACCAGAATATGACAGAGATATTATCGAAATTAAGCAGTCTAAGAAAACAAAAATGTCTGAAGCAGACTTCATAAAAGAATACTCAAAGTTTCAAAATGCTTCAATACGTAAGAGAAACCCAACACAACTTAAAACAACTGTGTCGAATGAGAGCTCACTTCCAAATGCAAATAGGTCAAAGGTACATGATTGTATTTTAGATGTCTTGGAGAACAATTTGGACATGTCAACAGTTTTTGATGTTGCAGAATGGAACATAAAATATAATAATGCCAGGGCAGTAGCAGACATTTGTATAAAAGCACAGTATGGAGCAAAGAGAGAATTTTATGTGATAAATGTTGCAGCCAAGTGTAATGCCCGAATACTTGAAAATATATTCTCGGAGATTTGTTCAGCACTTCCAAATGAAATGATATCTGTGCCAGGTGATAAGAAAATGTTAATAATGCAAGACTTTTTAAATAATTGTCTGTCAGAGAAGAAGAGTAATCAGAGAGTACTATTTGTGAACGGCGACTGCACAAAATGGTCAGCTGCTGAGACAATGGAGTGTTTTATGAGCTTAATTGAGGGGATGGCTGGACACTTTGATGAGGAAATTTTGAAATATTTATTGATTGTCGTTAACATGTGGGGTAATAAAGACATTACAATACCTATAAGCATATTGCAAAACACATTTTTTACAATGAAAGGCTACACTGATTTCTTGGAAACCAATAAAAATGGAACAATTAGATCCAGTCAGAATTTTTTACAAGGAATGTTCAATTATATGAGCTCATTTAAGGCTGTGTGCTCATCAAATTTCACAAGAGATGTGTGGAATGCTATATATCCTGATAGTACTCTCAAAATGAATCACCTTGAACACTCAGATGACTATTCATTAATAATAACAACTGAAACCTTTGAGGAATCTAGAAAGTTTAGAGCTCTTCACAGAATGATAATGAAATGTCACGGCTTTAACGATTCAGTGAAGAAAACAAACACCCAACAATTTTTAATGGAATTCATATCCTTAGTCAGTCTAAATGGTCACATGACATACCCCCATATTAAAAAGCTAAAAGAATGTGGAATGAACCTAGGTTGCACAGGATATAGAGATGACATGGATTCAGCATTGTCAAGAGTTGGGGAGGCTGTTCGAGTCGGTTCTATTCTCACGTCTGCATATTTTATGCAAAAGTGTCATATAAGCAATGTGGCTAGATCGTATAGTGTCTTACCAGGCCAGAGGAATTCTTTGAATATAAGCATCCAGGAACAGATGTGTTTACCTGTTGAAACATTTGGACTACCAGACACCCATCCTATACTTAATTTCTTAACAAAAGGCATGTCAAATAACTACAGATTGTTACACTTTGTGCCTAAGGATTATCATATATTATTGGGTATCAGGGAAGGACCATATAGCGATGTGGAAAATGTGTTCATAAGCCCAATTAAAATATTGGAGAAGTTATGTCAAATTGAAATATGCACAATTGAAAATTCTGACAATACAGTTAGTAGCACATTTACAGAAGGCATGAGACTATACCACCCAGGATACACATTTGATATAGAGAATAACTTAATTAAGAAAATACGAGAAAGATTGAAGATGACAATTGAAGAGAGCATAAGCTTTTGGAATGACCACAAGTCCTATAATTTCATAAAGCCTCAAAATAGATCCCAATTGGTTTCCTGGATGAGAGCTATTTACTTTAGGTATAACTTTGCAATGGCATATTCAAGAAATTCTAGATCACAAATAACATTACGGCTGTCAACATTTACGAGCAAAGATTGCTGTATAACTAGTCGAAATGATGACAACACATTCAATTCAGACTCTATACTAAAGTTTTTAAAGAATGTGTTTACACTAAGTGGTGAGGACTATTGCACAAATGTCCTAGGATTACAAGTGGAAACATTTCCAAATATGGATAAAACTAGGTCAACATTGTCAAAGACTGTATTAAATTGTGATTCCACTATTAGCACCATATATTCTTTCTTCAATAACTCTAGAATGATCAAATTAGGATCCCACAGTAGAAGTACAATTGCAACACTGACACCAACAAAAATAAATTGGTTGAACCTTAATAATCCACCTGACGCTATAATACAATATATCTTCAACTATGACGATTTTTTGGAAGATAACAGAAAAAATAAGGGTTTACCAAGCTTGGATTCAGATAAGAGGGTACTGTGTGAAGTATATGATCAACAATTAGGGGAAGATTCATCACTTAGTACGATTAAATCCGTTTATACAGATGTAATACTATCACAAAATAAAAGAAATCTGTGCATGTCATATAGTTCCAAAGTGAGTACACTTGATGATTTCCTGAGGACACACATGGAATATGGAATGATATATAATAAAAAATACAGTGTTGCAAGCTCTGGTACAACAGAAGCGACAAATCCACACACAGGTGAAATATATTACAAAAAACTACACACTTACACCAAGAATGAATATAGAATATTGATTGATGATGTTGTATTAGGTTACTCTCTTCTAAAACATGCCTACAAATTGCCGGATGCTGACGTTAGAAATGCAATAAATACGCTTAAAATAGACGTTGTGGAAAAGGATGGCAACATAAACAATTTGAGTGTAAAAGAATTGTTGGAAATAAATTCAATCAGGACAGTTAAAAACATGGGATTCACTAATAATGAGATAAAATCATATGCATTTATGATGAGTTTTTTAAACAATGACACAAGACTTTTGATGGATGTAATTAACCAAGACTATATGTATACTTACCAGTATATTCAGGTACCTAGAAAGATCAAAAGATTCATATGTGAGATGGTCAGAATTGATTACCAAAATACTCAATTTGTGGGTGCTGTTTTAAATGATAAATCAAAAACAGTGATAATTTTGACAGATGTTCCAAGAAAGATGATATTGACAGATGCCCTAACGATTGCTAAAAAACTTTTTAATCAAATACGGTTGTATGAAATGGAGAAATCATTTGGCGTTATACCACTCAAAATGGTGCAGCAACAAGAGATGAGGCCAGATACTTTTAAATTGTGGATGAACGACGAATTTTTTTCATTATTTAGAGAGGAGTTCAATATAACGCAAGTTTGCTTTTTTGATGATAAAAAAAAGAAATCAGTATTTAGAGATGTTGAAGATGGAAGAGACATGAATTTAAAGAGTAAAATGTCATTTAGATTTTTTGTGTCACACAATATGAGCAGGATAGCTGGTGGTATGAATGAAGTTGTTAATAAGAAGATAAAGATAAGATGGGAAGACTCTTCAGTATTTATAGGAAATAGAAAGGTCTTTTCATTGCCTATACTTAGCTGTAAACAATCTAACATTTCTTTAGTAACTCCAGATGTTGAATTAAATGGTACATCACTAAACTGGTGGCTGAAGTCAGACAGAATCACGAAGCTTATAAGACAAGAGAACATACCAGTTGAAAAAGAGGATTTCCAAAATATAATAAATTTTGAATTAGGAGGAACAAAGACAATAACTGCCATAAAAGCCCTAAAAGCAATTAGTCAG